GGGTCTATAACAAGCCTGTGACCTGCCATAACGGGCTCTAAGGTATCAATGATACGTTTCTCCTTCTGGGTGCTGTGTCTGACCTCCTCAATGCTCACAGGATAGATACGATTAAGAACAGGCTTTAACACCTCATTAAACAAACCGTCACCAAAGTTACTCTCGGTAACGATGTAGTTCACCTTGTATTTCTTAGCTATCTCAGCAAGTTCCACTAGGGTGTCCTCGGAGTAACCTCCAGACAAACCTCCAGCAGCAGGGACGTATAGAGTGCCGTTAAGCATCTTACAGACCGCATAGCCTGTTTCATCCTTACCGCGACCAGAGGGGTCAATAGAAAGCACACTACCAGTATACTCTACCATATCCCCTAGTGTCTTAAAGGGTCGGTAATATCTCTCTCCTGCAAAGGCAACGTTAGGAACACTAGAGTCCCACTCAAGTTGAGGGTCTCTTGCCCACACGTAACGCTCAGGGGCTACCTCGTTATCAATGGAGGTTACTATTAGGTCACTAATCTTAAGAGGGAACTTCTCAACGTCCGAGAGCTTACTATCCAGCATGAACTGCATGGTATAGCCAGCAGACCCGTAACTGATCTTGCGTTCCGCTAGGTCGATGTCAGAGAACCGCAGAGGCTCTGTAGACTTGTTCTCTAGCTCTGGGTTCACACAGATGTCTGCAACGCAGCCTTCATAAATCTTTTCGTTGTGGCTTTGGGTGATGTGGGTAGCAGGCCAAATAGTGCTCTTGTAGCCACGCTCTTGGAGCTTTGTGTAAATACTATCAAATGTCTGAGGTGTTCCTAGAAAGAGAATTTTAGAGGTATCGTCGGGTTTAAGGATAGCGTCGAACTCTTTGACTTGCTCTGAGAGCTTCTCTCGCATGAGCATCGTAGCGCTGTTGTTAGCTACCTCAATATCATCAGCAATGATAATATCCGCACGGGAACCTGTAAGCTGCGAGGAGATACCTAGAGACTTCACTGAGGGAGCGTGAGAGGCGGGGGCAGGGCCTACGTCAAAGCTTATTTTAGATTGCCTCTGGTTGTCCTTGGGGCGCAAGTGGTGAAGTATCTCCATCTCGTTAATGAGACGAAGGGTGAACGTAGAGAAGTCATCACTACGGGTCTTACTAGCGGACACCACGAGGATGTTTAGAGAGGGGTCTAAGAGTAACTGGTGAACCACATAAGCGGAACAAATCCAGCTCTTACCGCATCCACGAAAGGCTTGCACAATGGCACGCCTGTCCCCGTTCTGCATGTAGTCCGCTATGTTGTATTGAAGCGGAGTAGGGTCAGGCAGATTAAGCTGTTTCCAGCATAGAAATAGGAAGTTCTTAAAGTCTCGTAGCTGTGGGGGTACTTCCATATATGTTACTTGTTACGACCTCGGTTGTCCTTCTTGGACTGAATCCGTAGGTTACTTGTAGAGTTATTCTTGGGGTTTCTGTCCTTGTGGTCAATGTCTTTACCAGCAAGCTTAGAAGACCCGTGTTTCTTTACCATGAGACGCCTAGCAGCTTTCCTAGAGTCATTCCTACGACGCTGTTCGGGCTGCTTGTGGTAGCTCTCGTATTCTTTTTTGTAATCTCTACTCATCTATTTAGAAGCTACGCGGTCAACACCTTCATCATCGAATGGAAGGATACTGACTAGGTTAGCCATTGGGTTGTTGCTTGTTATAGTAGCACTGATTTGATTGTCTTTAAGTAGCTGTCGGGCAGCGTTAAGGTCACTAGGGGAAGCTTCTCCGCTCTGGATGCGATTTATAAACTCGTCAATCAGGAGGTCTTGGAGACCATATAATTTGTCTGTTTTTTCACTCATTTCTTGCTTATCTCTTTGTATATTTTGATACCCAGATACACCATCGTTAGAACACCCACGCCTATAGCGACGGATGTGTTAATATGGTCTATTGATAGGGTTCCTATAATTCCACTGGTGGCTATAAAGGGAGTTGTATACGGACTTTCTGGTATCATTTTGGTTAATTTGGTTAAGTTATTGAGAGGGTTAATTATATTATGAGATTCTGAGCCACAAGCCTGCGAAACCACCGTCTGCGGATGTCGCACATCCAGACATGCACCGCCAAGTGCCAGTCTGACTAGAGGAAAGTCCATACGTTACTGAAGTACCGTTATAATACATAACGCTTCCTACGACATTTTGTTGCCAAGCATAAAACGCTGTAGATGTTGCACCTATTGTTATAGCTACAGTAGATAAAGGTCTGCCAAAACTGTAAGCTCCAATAGCGCCAGCGTATGGAATTGCCGCATCAGCACCGTCAGCACCGTCAGCTCCATCAGCACCAGCAGCACCATTAGCACCAGCGACTCCTTGGATACCTTGTGGGCCAATACCTTCGATGTTCGTAGAGGCGTTCTCAGAAACCTCTTGAGCCACAAACAGACCTTGTTGGTAAGCTGTGTCGAGGTCACTCTCAGAGAGCCTAGAGCCATTCTGGAAGTCCACTAGCTGTGTAGACCCAGTGTTACGCCATACACGTATCTTTTGGTAGGCACTGGGTGCTCCACTGAGTGTTACGGTCTTTGCTGTAGCGTCACGGGAAGAAACTGTGAGGTCGCTCCAAGTGGTTCCGTTGTAGCCCTTCACGTTGACGTCCTGAATCGAGAGGAAGTTAAAGGGAACGCTGTAGGTAGTTGCTGTGAGTCCTGAGGTATATTCAATGTAGCTGTTAGCCATAATTTATTTCAGGTTGAGAGATTCTAGTAGACTTTCGGGTTTCGCGGAGAATGCTTCGCGTTCCTTTAAGATGTCATAGATGTTGCTTCCATCGCTATTTACATAATCTGTAGCAGCTTTGGAGTTGAGAATTATTTCACGGGCTTCAGCACGGTATTCAGACATGATATCTTTCATCATCTCTATGCCTTCGTTGATGTCCTGTCCTTGCTCGTTCTGAGAGTAACCAAGCTTGTAAGCATTCTTGAAGCTCCTAGTCTTTATGAGTTTCTCTAGGGCTTTGCGTTGGTTCTTACCGCCAATCTTGGTAGTAGTAATCAACTGACCAAACTTACTGTAAAGTGTTTCTCCATTGTCATCATCGACGTGGACAAACTTCTTGAGCTGGAACCCAGAGACACTTGTTTGTATCTCAGAAAGGCTACGGAAACTCATAGCGTCCTCTAGTAGGATGTTGTCTAGATCAGTGCGCTCTACAGTTTCCTTACCCCCGAATGGTGTCAGGTGTCCCATAAGGGTCTGGCCTTCTTTTTGCTTAGGCTCACCTAGAACAGTTAAACGATAGTTGTCTTGCTCTGTGCCTATAGCGGCTCTCCAAGCGGTCTGAACTCTGTCACCTGAAGTAGTGTCGCCGATGAACTCCTCGTCATACTTGAGGATGTTACGAATCTCAGCAGGAGCAGGTATAGCTTGTCTTATAAGCCCTGTACCAGCCTTAGCGCGAGTCTCAGGGTTAGCAGAGGTTGCCTGAACGATAGTCTTAGCACCTTGTAGGGCTGGCATATCTAAGAACATATCCCTGTAAGCACTCACAAAGAACTGTGTAGCTGTTTGCTCTGGAGTTATGTTACCGCTGTCAATAGCAGCTTGGCGTGCTCCCCAGCTAGCTCCCATACCATAGGAACCCTTGAGGGGCTCAGCGTATCTGTAGTCTAGCTCTAGCTCACCCCAACGAACCTTCCAATCATTAGGAGCCCCGTCTACCTTCTGCGCGGCAAACTTCTGGTCATTAGTAAGGTGTGACTGTGAGCCTGTAGTGATGCCAGAGCGTCCGTGCTCATAACCCATAAGGAAGATACCAGTGGCTACAAGTGAACGAGCGATGTCTCTGTAGTCATCAGCGCGTTGGTAGGTTTCTAGTCTAGCTATCTGCTCGTCGCTTTGTGCTATAAGAGCTTCAGCTTCCTTACGGACATCAGCAGAGGTATTAGGGTCATCTAGTAGCTTTGTCGAACGCTTGATGTCAGCCTTTAGCTCACCAATCTTACTAGCATACTTACCAAAGCTGACATTACCCTCACCTACAAGTCCCTCACCAGCGGAGGCTAGTTTACGAGCTCCAATCTTACCTACTCTGTAGGCAGCTACTGGCGGCGTGTAAGCTAACAACTGAGCACCAGCACGTGTAGGAACACCACGGAACATCATAATGAACTTGGTTATCATACCTACCTCTGTAGGCGACTCAGCAACTTTATTAAGAGCAGCAACGATAGAGTGCTCAGCTTCTACTCTAATATCGCTAGCAGGAATATCTAAGCTTCTGAAGTGGTCATAGCGAGCCTCATTGAACCCATCAGCGTACTTAGGGTCGTAGTTGATACGCATGGAACCATCTTCTTGCTTCATGAAAGCGTCATTCATCCAGTCATCAACATACTTACCGATGTCCTCTGCGCCTTCACGAACACCTTGCTTGATAGCCATAGACTTCTGAGCGCGTCTTGAAAGCGTCATAAGAGAGATTTCTTCGATACTACCAATAAGACCGAAGCCGTAGTTAAAGATAAGAGGTATAGCATCAGCTACATTGTTATTAAGAACAGCCTTCCTTAAACCTTTATATGATTTATCTAGAGGGCTTGTAGCGTTGTTGTAAGCCTCAGTTCGTAACGCTCTATTTAGGTTACGACGGGCGAAGAAATTAGTATGTTGAGTAGTGATACCCTCTTGTCCCTTATAAGCTTGTGCTTCCTTGTAGAGCAACTGCGAGTCACCTGTTTCGAGCATGGTGTTACGCATGTTCATTCCTAGGGCTCTCCAGTGGTTCTTGAAAGTGCCAAGGTATTCTGTAGTAGCCGCTATGTCAGCAAGAGCATACGTAAAGCGTCTACGGAAAGTTGTATCCTTTAGGCGGAAAGCTCCGTCAACAGCACCGAAAGTGTTCTCTAAGGGCGTTAGAAAGTGTTTAATAGAAGCAGACATTGTTCCAACAAGACCAGTCTTAACTTGGTTCAAAGCCATAGCTGTTCTCGCGGTGAAGTAACCATCAAAGAGGGACATAAGAGGCCCTGTGCTACGGCTACGGGAAATCTGAGCCATCTGAGAACGGATAGCTGTTAGCTTCTCCTCAGGGGTCAACTTCTTAGCCATATCAGCGGCAGCGGATTGTGCGTCTTCTAGGGTGACGGCTCCTTTAATGGAACCAGCTTCGAGCGCGCCTTCAGCAGCTTCATCAGCGCCTTTAGCAACAGCCTCAGCAACCTCATCGGCGTTCTTAGCGACAGCACCACCTGTAAAGTCCTCAAGCATGTTCTTGAGTGTCTGTAGGTCTGCTGTGCGTTGATTAGCTTCGGCAGTTATACCAGCCTTAAAGGAGTCAGGAGTAGTGTGACCAGCATTAGCAACAAGCTCAGAGCCTTGTGCGTAGTCTTTCTTAGCTATGATACGATCAAAGTCTATAAAGCGATCTATGCGTGCTAGGATTTCCTTAGCGGAACCCATAGCGTCATCTGCGTTCTTAGCGCCAGCAAAGGCGTTGAACTGGTCAGACATCTCTACAGCAACAGCTTTAAAGTGTGGCTTAACCTCAGCAGTAACACGTGCGCCTTTACCACCTGTGCGGTCACCCTCTAGGATGCTCTTAGTGGCGGCTATAGAGGCATCGATAGCGTCCTCTGGTGTGCTCTTAGGTGTGTTCTTGATCTTCTTATTGTCAAATACAACGTAGTTAGTTGCTGTCTTACCTGTTCCTATACCTTCGGCAGGGTCGTCAACATTCTTTAATATCAGCCCGTCTATAGAGTCATCAAAGTTAGAAGAGAAACCTAAGGTCTCCATTTCTGCAACTAGGTCTTCATCGAGTTCAAAACCTTCAGCAAGGTCATCGTTAATTTCTTTAAGTCTTTTAGAGAGTTCTGAGGGTGAGCGTTCTGCTCCATCAAAGAACACCCGTGAGCGTCCATCAAAGTCAAACGTCATAGGACTCTCAAGCTCTAAGCGTGACTCTGTTACGTTACCATAACCAGCAGCAACATCTTTATCAGCAGAGAAGAAAGTGCCTTCAGAGTCAGCACCACTAAATCTACCGTCTTCACCTCTGAATACTGTAACGGAACCTTCTGGAGCTGGGGTAGCCTCTGGTGTCGCTACCGCTTCTGGGGTGTCTTTAGGTGTCGCTGGGGCTTCTGGGGCTTCATCTACCTTCTTTTGAAGGGACTCTAAAAGTTCTTTTCGAGAATCAAAAGTAGTACTAAGTTTCTCACCTGTTAATAATTCAGATACGTCCTTTCCGTCTATATCAAAGTCAGCCACTCCTTTTTCATCAGTAAAATAGAAACGTCTTCCCAGACCCTCTTGCGTGTACGAACCTATGTATCTTGTCTCTCCATTTACAACAACTGATTGAATAGGGAACCCACCTGTTTCTTTTGCTGATTTAACTTTTTTAGGATTAAGGTTTGTTTCTAGTTTAGGTGTCTCTGGGGCTTCTGGGTCTGGGGTTTTCTTAGGAGCTGGTTGCTTTTTAGCAATCACTCGTTGACCCTCAGCAACAACCTCAGCAACCTCTTCCTTTGAGAGCTTCTCAAGGGCTTCCTTAGAGGTCATGTTCTTGAGCTTAGCTGTGAGTGGGTCTAGGACAGCCTTCTTGGCTCCTGCAGCAGACACTAGGGCTAATGCACCTGTAGCGAACTCTGTAGCCATAGAACCAGCAGCACCGAACTCATTCTCTTCTGCGATCTGACGACCACCAGCAGCACCAACAGAAACAGCAGCTTCACCAGCTACAACTGTTCCTAGCTTAGTCTTAAGAGCTACGTCAGCCTGTCTCGATATACCACCTACAAAGTTTTTTAGTTGTTTAGTCTTCTGCACAACACCAGCACCACCAGCAAGAAACAAAGCGGCTTCACCTATTGTGTCTCCCGTGTGTCCTAGAAAGGTGTCTGCCTCACGGTCAGAACCAATGCCTAGTTTCTTAGTTCCACTCTTAATGAACTCGGTGTTACCACTAGCAAAGAACTTCTGAGCTGTCTCTTCGCTAGCTCCTAGAGTGGTCATAGCTTTACGACCAGCCCAAGCTACCATATCAGCAGAACCGCCTATAGCACCAATAAGTGTGTTATTGAATTGCTCAGCAAGGTCTACAGGGTTACCAAAGGCCATGCCTTCTTCCTTCTGAACTTGCTTACGTACAGTCCGAGCAACCATCATGACTTCTTCAGGTGTCTCTGGAGCGACCTCAGGTGCTTCTAAAGAAGGGCTTTGAGTGTTCCTCCGAATGACATCCTCTTTGGGTGCTTCTGGAGCGTTTTCTAGTTGGTCAAATAGTCCCATGTAATTATCTATTGTTGAGGTTTCTAAGCGCTTCTTGCGCTTCCTCTAGTCTGTTAAAATCTTCTACGCTGTCGAAACCATAGTCCATCCATTTTTCTATAGAGCCTTGAGCATCTTTTATTATCTTTTCGAGATTCTTAATGTCCTTCGAGTCAAGTGTATTTCGAGAATCTTCAAGGAGTTGCTTCGCTTGGTAGCCTCGGAAGGCTGGTAGCATCTCTCGTATAACAGCGTCACCTAAGATAACATCCTCAAAGCCCATGTCGGCATCGCTGAGGAGCTCTAGGTCTAAGGAGTCCATTGTAGG